GGTTCACTGTTCTTCGAGGGTCTCGGCAGATCGCAAAGAGTACCGCGCTGTCTGTCAGGCAGGTGCTCAACGCTCACTTCATGCCTGGCCTGAAGAGTCTCTACGTTACGCCTCGTGGTCAGCAGCTGGCCACGTACGCGAACAAGCTACGAGAGACCGAGCGTGCCTGCACGTTGTATCGACCTGACTCCAAGTTCCGTCTCAACCTTCGATTCAAGGAGTTCGCCAATGGGTCACAGATAGAGCTTCTGCACATCTTGTCAGAGGCCGGCCCCGCGCGTGGTAAGTCTACAGACGAACTTCTCTATGACGAGTTTCAAGACTTCGACATGGACTTGGAGACGGAAGTGCAACAGTGCCAATCAGCTTCGACTAACCCGGTCACCATCTTCAGCGGCACCAGCCTTACTACCGAGACTGCCCTGGAGGCCAAGTTTGCCCAGTCTAGTCAGGGGTATTGGTCGATCAGGTGTTCGTGCGGTAACTGGAACATCCCGTTGCCGGAGTACAACGTGCTCGACATGATCAGACCAAAGGGTCCTTCGTGTGTAAAGTGTAGCAGGCTGCTCAACGTCTATTCCGGGCAGTTCGTCCACGCAAAGCCTGAGCTGTTGGCCCAGAAGCAGGTAGGTTTTCACGTTCCTCAGATCATCGTCCCGGCCGTAGTGAACAACAAGAACCGGTGGGACTCTATCGTTCGACTCCTCAAGTCCACACAGAACATCAAGAAGTTCTACCAGGAGTTGCTCGGTCTTCCTACCGAAGAGGGCGTGCGAGAAATCACACGCAAGAACCTTGAGGACATGTGTACTCTTGGTGAACAGGAGGCACTGCAGAAACGTGCCAGGGCCAAGGGGTACGAGTGGGTGATAAGTGGTTGTGACTGGGGCGGTACTGATCCGTCGATTGAGCACAAGCTTCGAGTGTCCACTACGGTCCACGCCGTGCTAGGCATCCGTGCCGGCACACACGAGTTCGACATCATCCACATGCGCAGGTATGAGGGCATGGACTATGACTCGATCTCGGCAGACATCTGCATGAATCACCTGGCCCTCGGAGGCTATGCGATCGCTACCGACGTCGGTGTCGGTATGGCTTACAACTCCGCGATCCGTAAGCTCATACCGTCTGAGCGGCACCTGATGATCCGATACATGGGACCGACCGCCGCGTACTTCAACGAATCAGACAGCCCACACACGATCAACGAGTGGCAGCTCAACAAGACGGAGTCGATCACTGATCTGTACAACGCGGTCAAGCGTGGACGCATCCGATGCTACAAGTGGGATCAGGCCCAGCCTATGTTGCTGGACTTCCTGAACGTGTTCCGCGCACCGTGTGAATCTCCCGGGGGTGTTACCACCATGCGTTACCTACCGTCGGCCACCAAGCCGAGTGACACAATCCAGGCCGTCAATTACGCCTACGTGTTGGGTCGACTCCTGCTTGGTGAGCCTCTGATAGCTGACGATTCAATCAGACTTCGATTTGAGCATACCTTGAGAGGTACGGCCATCGACATGATTATGAACCTTCCGGGAGCGATTTCCCGGTAGTCGGATCAGTTGGTCCTGTAGATCAGCCATGGACCTACGCGCGAAACCTCATGGTCGTAACCGGCCAGGAAATGCCCCATACCGTCCGAGGCGATGGCAGCATTGACCAGACTTTGAAGCTTTCCACCGACAAGCTTGAGCAATGTCTCGTTTGCGTCTTCGCACTTATCCTGCTGAAACGATCTCAGCATGGACTCCGCCGCCTCTGGAAGGTCAGTGTAATCAATCAAGAACTCAGACTTGAATGCCCACAGCGAATCCTTGATATAATCCTCAGTCCTGTCTCGGGCTTCTTCTTCATTTAGCACCAGGTACTCTCCGTCTGACGTATTGTAAGGTGTGGTCCGGTCTACCGGCACCTCTCCGTCGAATGCTTCACGAAGCGTGAGGAAGAGGTTTTTGGTGTCTTCGTTCTGTAACCCGCTGATGAAGTACAGATCATTCTCAATCTGTTGAGTATCCTTACACTTCTCGATCATCCTTGCGGCGGTCTCGCTGGCGCGCAATCGCTCCACCAGGTCGTGGTACTCCGGGTAGCCGCATGCCTGATTGTTCGACGGTCGAACAAACTTGATGTCGGCAGACTTCCACTTGGTGGACAGAGGGTCAATGACTCGCAGAATACTTCGAAGCTTCTTGACGCGCTGTTTGGCCTCTGCTGGGCTTGTACCTCGACGTGCCTCGCGAGGACAAGCGATCATGGAATACGGATCATACTCGGCAGGCACTATGTCGCTTACCTTCACCCCTAGATGCTTTGCGAGTGCTGACCTTCGTGATTCCAGATTCTTTACTTTGGCTTTCATTCAAAATTTCAACGTTATTACTGTCCAGGACTTCGATCCACACTGTGGCTCCGCAACTCAGCGGATTAAACGGGCGATAAACTATCTGGGCGATGACCCGGCCACGCCCGTCTTTGATCAGGACGTGCTTGGTGTAATGATTGGCCTTATAGGTCTTCACGGACAGCGTTGGGGCCATCTCGGCAACGGCCGCGTCCTCGCTGATCTCTCCGGACTGAGCCCGTTTGGTCAGCATCCGGTTCTTTGCAATCACGTGTCGGTTTACGTTAATTATGGCGCGCATACTTCTAATTCCTGAGATAATCTTCGAACTCTCCCATGGGCTCTGTCCATATGATTACGACGGTGTCTAGCTCGGCACCCTCGACCGTGAATGGACACCGGCAGGACAGCACGTCTGCGATCAGTGCCGCCGGCAACGCAGGGAACGCCATGACCATCTGCCAGTACATCCGCCTGGGATCTACTGGGTAACCAGACATCCAGTAGCGAATCATCCCGGGCGTGTGGATGAGCCCGCTTGACCGTAGGTTGTAAACTTTAACTTCTGACATAGGTGTGATAGGTAAAAAGATGGACGTACAAAAACATGAACCCGAACCCCAGTGAAGTGGTTCGGGCTTTAGGATTCTACTCTGTAACTAAAAGGCCCGAGTCCCTGTTGAAGGGCTCGGGCCTTTTTGAAGCGAATGCTTTATCGGCATTCCGGTCTACCGCCTGGAGCGTCTTCGCTCTCTTCTTTTCCTTCAGGCAGCGCCGATCCGTCGTTCTCTACTGGCAGGCTGTCTAGCTTTTCTCTGTCGATCCTAACCGTGGGATCGGTGACCCAGCCACAGCCGGCCTTCGCGGACCACGCCATAACTTCCCTGGCCGGTACAATGAACCCCAACCCGGGTGCCCTGAGCAGCACGGCGATTCCGATGCACTTTCCGTCTGCGTTGAACACGCCGCCACCGCTTGATCCTGGGTAGATCGTCATTGCTACCTGGTCGAACAATCGTCCGTACAGCTCTCGACCAACCTGGCTCACCACTCCGCACGTGAACGACTCCGTTAGTCCGAACATGCTTCCGACGTGAAACAGGTCTTCACCCACCGTGGGAACCTGGGTGTCGAACGCTGTGTCAATGTCAGGCAGTCCAGCATCAGGCAACTGAAGCACAGCCAGATCTCGTCCTGTATCGGCGTTGCTGTATTGGATCACCCGGGCCGGGTAGACCATGGTACGAATGACGTGACCTTCCTGCCTGATCGTCACCGAGACCCTGACCTCTCCGAACACCGCTTTGGTGACAGGCTTACCCGCTTCGAGCGAAGGCACGAATGTCCTTACGTTCGCTACCACGTGTGCCGCGGTAAGAACGAAGTGCATCTTCTTGCCCTGCTTTGCGTCGCGCGTAATGAGAACCCCAGTACCGGTCCCTTTTGGTGTCATTACAGTCACGCTCAGCTGCGTAACGTGCTTAGCCAGCAGCACCTTGTCTGGCTGGTTACTCGGAGGGGATGAGCTAGGAGTCAAAAGCAAGGCGCCTTCGACAGCTATGATTACCGACAACAGGACGACGATAGCCTTAACGGAGAACAAGCTCCGTAGGGCAATGGGGCACTTGAACTTATCCATGGCGTTAAGGGTACTACTTGCTACCCCGGTTAGTCAATTAACCTTTGCTTTCAGCCGCCGCTAAGTTGCGGGCTGCGAGTTCATCGTCAGTCATGGTGGCCAACTCTGGGTCGGCCGCGATGGCTGCCTCGTTGGCCGCCCGTTGTGCCTCACGGTCCGCGTTGATCTTGTTGATCTTAGCCATCCGAAC